GCATCGGCCATATGGAAGAAATGATCACGGTTTTTGACGAACAAATGCAGGTTAAGCACCTCTACCCGAAGGAATGGCGGGCAGCCAATGGTTACAGCGCCTCCTAGTTACGTAACGGTCGTTTTTCTTCGGGACTGGTTTTTGATTCGAAAAGATCAACGCCACCTAATGACCTGGGGACAAGCGGACCTCCTAACCCGTCGCGGTTTTTGCGAGATTGTAAACGATGGAACTAACAGTGCCGAAATGGAAGCGACTAACGCAGCCGACAAGCGAGCCGGTGAGCCTGTTGCAAGCCAAACAGGCACTGAACATCGGCACCGGCGACGGCACGCACGATGAGCGTTTAACACTGTTGATTCAAGCGGCCAGAGAAAAGTGGGAGCGTGATACGCAACGAGCAACCACGGCCGGAACTTTTCGGCAAGTGTTCGATGCGTTTGCGGATGCTCTGGAACTGCTACCGCTTGGCGTTACTGCCGTTTCATCGATCACCTATTTCGATGCGAACAATGCCGCACAAACGGCATCGGCATCGCTTTACGTGTTCGATGATTATGACAACTGCGTTCGGCTTGCTTACGAGCAAGAATGGCCCGACACGTCGGCACGATACGACGCCGTGACGGTCAATTTCACCGCAGGCACTAGCGATCCGCTCGAAGTGCCAGCGATGGCTAAGGCCGCGATGCTTTCGCTGGTGGTTTATTACTTCGACAAGAATCCCGGAGACAATGACGGTCTCTATGATTTGCGGCATTACGACGATTTGGCTCGCCAATACATGCGGAGCAGTTACCCATGAGCGGACGGCCAAGGCGTTTTAGCGTCGCTAACATGCGATACCGCGTAGTGCTTCAAAAGCACGTTGACGCTGTTGACGCGGCCGGGCAGCCGATCGCGACTTGGACGACGGTTTACCAAAGCGAGCCGGCAGATTATGCCGCGGTAAGTGGCGGCCAGGTATTCCGCGGGTCACAAGTCAACGAAGGTATAAACGCCATATTTACCGTTCGGTATCGCGACGAATACGCACCGCAGCATCGCATTTTGTACGACGGCAAAGCATACGGGATTGTTTTTGTGCAACCGATTGAAGGCCGCGACCGTTACTTAGACTGTCATTGTAAGGTGGTCGAGTAATGGCAGCACAAAAAACAAAAGCACGATTCGGCGTGATTGTCGGGTTTGATCGAAAGATCATCGACAACTTAACGAGAGGATTGCCGGAAGAGGTTAGGAGGGCCGCCGTTAACGCTGGTTTGCCGGCCGCCTCAAAGGTTGTCGAAGACAAGGCAAAGCAACTCGCGCCGGACGGGCGCAAGAACGGAACGAGCACACGACAGACAGGATCATCGCGGACCAAGTGGTATCCGTATCCGCTGAAAGATTCGATCGTATCCAAAGTGCTTGATGACATGATGGGAAGTGTCGTTTCAATAATGGTCGGACCACAAAGACCGTGGGGCAACAAAGCAAACTTTATTTCACCAGTACCGCGGTCAAAGACAGGCAACACAAAGGAACAAGTTTATTGGGGCAAAAGGACCGTCGGTCCAGGCAATCGACGCAGGAAGGAAAACCGATTTCTCGAAGACGCTTCGCACCAAACGCGACCGCAGCAGGTGCGGGCGCTGGTAACGGCGATGCGACGAGCGATCAAGAGGAATATGGCTCGGAGGGTTTCACTTGGCTGACGCAGGGACAGCATTTCGGGCTTTTGTCGTCGCTCAAGCGGGCGTTTCCGCTTTGATCGGCGATCGAATGATTCCCGACGAACTATTGCAAAAGACAACGATGCCAGCGGTGACTTATCATCGCATAAGCACGCTACATCATGAAAACATCAACGGCAGCAAAGCCGGAATGGCTGAGGCGATTATCGAGGTGAGGGCTTACGCAACGAGCCGCACGGCATGTACCGCAATTTGCGAAGCTATCCGCACATGCGGCGTACTCGACATGCTTGGGGTTTATTCGGGCGTTAACTTCCGTTGCGTCATGCTTGCAAGCGGCCGAAATGATTTTACCGAATCGCCGATCGATGGCACACATGAACTTCGTTACGTTTCGTCGCAGGACTATTCTTTGACCTACTTGGAGGCTGTTTAAATGCCAATCGCAGGACGTGGGGCAACCCTTTCAGGCACGAGTTACACCGCATCACTCGACATCGTCGAAATTAGCGGCGGCAGCGAGTCAATCGAAGCGTTAAACATTTCGACGCTTGGTCAGACGACTACTTTCGAGCGTTATCAAGTCGGTGACCTAGCCGATACGCCAGAGATTAGCGTTACGATCAATTGGACGAACACGAACCCGCCGGCAATCGGGGCCAAGGATACGTGGACGCTCACCTTTCCAAAGGAAGGGACGGCAACCACAGCACGAAGCCTAAGCGGAACGGGTTTCGTCACCGAAAAGGGCTACCCGACTTTTGTAAACAATCAGATCAGTCAGGGCACACTGACGATCAAGCTTGATGGAGCGACAGGGCCGACCTACACATGAGCAAACTAAAAGTTGAGCTATTGCCGCATATAGCGAGCTACTCGCTAACCGGTGAAGCAATTGAGTTTCCGCAGTGGGCGTTGGTGGTCAACGGCTCCCATTGCGGATGGGTGCCGAAGGAGGGCAAACACGTGTCATTTTTTGAGCACTTCCACGAAGTCGACCGCGCCGCCATTTGTGCGGAGGTGGCGCGGATTCGCGGCGAACGAGACAGCCGCATCGAGTCAGTACCGCCGAGCATTTTGTACCCGGAGCAAACAGAGGAAGAAAACGATGAGCCTGACGAAGAATGAACTTTTAGGATTTTGCAACCGACGCTTTGACATTGTCGATTTAGGCGACGGTGCAAAAGTGCGGATTCAAAGCCTGACGCAAGAAGAAATCGCCCGTCACAACTTGATGATGCTTGACAAAAAGGGCCAAGTATCACAAGCGGGCTTGATGGCAGCCGAACGTCTTTATGTCGCAATGGCATTAGTCGACGACCAAGGCAATCGGCTGTTAACCGACGACGAAGCCGGAGAGCTTGCGAAGCTTGACGGCGGCGTTTTCCAGAAGATCGCACAGGCGGCGAGGCGGCTAACCGACAGGGACGCCGTGACCGTACAGGAGATGCTGGGAAACTAATGAGGAGCGCTACGCTAAGGCAAGCTTGTCGAGTCTGCTTAGCGCTCGGAATAGACGACCCGGAAGCGTGGTTAGCGAAGGTGTCACAGCGAACACTGGCGTTATGGGAGGCTTTTTACATGCTGGAACCGTGGGGCAGGGAGTGCGAACGCGACGCGGTTCAGTCTGCGCAGTTGTCCGCACTTGGGGCAACAATAGCGGCCAGCAACGGCATAAAGCCTAAGCCGCCGTTACGAGTCGCAGACTTTATGCCAGCGAATTGGCACCAACCACCGGCACCGACAAACACGAATAGCATCAAGGCCGCGGAGCAAGCTTTTGCGGCTAAATGGGGCAGGAAATGACGACCAGCATAACGGCCCTAAACATTCGCATCGCCGCAGACGCTTCGCAGGTGTACGACGCGGCGAAGCGCATGTCGTCGACGATGCGTAACGTCAATCAGATCATGGACGCGGCTACGACTCCAGTTGAGCGCTATCAGCAATCACTAGCGAGACTGGAAGCGGCTTACATGAAAAATCGGATCACCACAGAGCAATATATCCGCGGCGTCCAGCAGATCGGCAAAGCCTATGACGAATCGGTATCAAAACAGAGCAGGGCAACTAAGCAGCAAACCGAATCAAGCAACGCGATGATTTTGTCGCTTAGGCGGCTTGCGGGTGCTTATCTTGGGCTACAGACCGGAAAGCAGATAATTCAGATCGCCGCAGAGGCCGAGGCTGCTTCAGTTCAATTTGAAGTGCTGACCGGATCCGCTGAAAGGGCGTCAGTTTTAATTGCGGACATGAAGCGACTTGCCCAAGCTTCGCCGCTATCGCTTCCGGCGGTTCAGCGTGGCGGTCAGTTGCTTTTGTCGTTCGGCATGGAGGCCGATAAGGTTACGCAAACGCTCAGGATGCTTGCCGACGTATCGGGCGGCAATCAACAGCGGTTTGAAATTCTTTCGCTGGCGTTTGCACAAACGACAGCGGCCGGAAGGCTAATGGGTCAAGACCTGTTGCAGATGATCAACGGCGGCTTTAATCCGCTGCTTGAAATATCTAAGACGACTGGCCGGTCGATGCTTGACCTGAAGAAAGATATGGAGGCCGGAGCCATATCGGCCCAAATGGTCGAAGATTCTTTTCGTCGTGCTACGTCGCAAGGCGGATTGTTTTTCGGCATGACCGAAAGAATGAGTAAGACGACGTCCGGTGCACTTGCTCAGATGGTTGGCAACGTGACCGAAATGTCAATTGAGATCGGTTCAAGGCTAACGCCAACAGTTATCGAGCTTGCCAATTCAATATCAGACTTAGCGAAAAACATCCGTGATTCGCAGTCTGCATTGGACGGCTTGGAGTTTGGCGTTAACCGCACTTATCGAACGTTTGCACTTGCCGGCGCGATCATCGGCGAGACTTTCGAAAATGCCGAACTGCTTGGCCAATGGATCGCAGGCACAAAAGACATTGAGTTCAACATTTCACGCATTAACGAACAGTTAGACATCTACTACGGAAAAACAAAACTTGTAAACGATTTGGAAAGCCAAAAATCGGTACTACAGGAAGCAATCGAAAAGACGGAAGCAAGGCGAGCGGCTAGAGCAAAGAAGGCCGCACAGGAAGCGATCGACGCTCAAGTAACGGCGATTAGCCTTGAGGCAAGGAAGCTAGACCAAGCACAAAAAGCACTTACCGTCTATTCGTCGCAGGCACAGCAACTAATGCTACAGCGTGCCGAACTGACGTATTCGGCAGAGGAATATCAGAAGATCGTCGACAGAGCAAACGGTTTGAACGATGCTCAAGTCGAATCACTTGCCAACATTCGGAAAGACATTGCCGAACGGCAAAGGATCAAGAAGGAAGAGGAAGACCTAATCAGGCTGCAAGAGCAAGCGGCGGACGCTGCTATTCGTCATTTTGAAGAACAGCGGCGAAAGCAGATGGAAATGCGATCCGCCGTCGCCAAGGGGCCAAGCGGCTTTGAGGCTGGCAGTAGCGAGGCGATGCGGTTTTTGGCCGAACAGTCAAACGCTTTAATTGCAGGCATCGCGGTGCCGGATCAGCCGACGCCAGGAGAGGAAGAGTTAGCAAAGCAGGCCGAAAAGGAAATGAAAAGGCAAATGGTTCAAGACGAACGGCGGCGACTGATTTTGATCGAGCTTCAAAAGCTAAATGTCAATGTCGTCGAAAACAAAGTCCAGAAGCTTCCGGGTAGGGGATAATGGCACACACGCTACAAGGTAAAACGATCAGCGGTAGCGTTGAGCTGGCCATCAAAAACGGCGGCCCGGTTTGGCGTCAATCGCAAAGCTACCGAGTCGAGGCCGATAGCGACGATCCGCCGTACAGCGGAATCTTGCTGACGTCCGGGCTACCAATACCGATGACGACTTTCACCGATGATGGGCTGATGATTTGCCAATCACTCGGGGCCGATCGCATTCCAAATCACCGGCGATTGTGGGAAGTAACAGCGGAGTTTAGCAGCGAAGTTGAACAATCGCAAAACACGCAATTTCCTGAAGAATGGGTGCCGGTCTACGAGCTAAAAAAAGAACGTGTTCAGGAACCTAGCTTTACTGATGCATCAGGCAACGCGATCGTAAATTCTGCCGGCCAGACGTTTCCACAAGGCATTATTCTCACGCGATACTTACCGGTGTGGGAGTTCTTTCAATTTGAATCGGCGTCGCTATCCGATGAGCAGATGCTAACGCGGGACGAAGTTGTCAACTCTACGGTTTTTAAAGGCCGCGCGGCGAAAACTCTACTTTGCACAATTACATCGTCGGTAATTGGTTTTTATTACGGACGGCTTAGGCGATTGACACAATATCGGATCATCTACAACGTTCGAGACTGGACCGACAAGCGGCTTGATACAGGGACCGTCTACTTAGACGCTGGAGCTCTAAAGGCTTACACGGACGCCGATGGCAACGTGATCGAAGGAGCCCTAAACGGCAGCGGCGCAAAGCAGACCGCGGGGACTGCTCCAGCAATCCGAACATTCGACAAATTTGCGACAATCGACTTTAACACGTTTCTGAGGTAAGTATGGCCGATCTATCAAGGACAGCGGCAAACGTTAAGCCGATGAGCGCCGGGCCCGTGTCAATGGGCAAAAGCGGCGAAGCGTTGACGCAGGCCGATCCGGCTTACTTCGACACGTCGGGTAAGCTAAAGAAGTGCCAAGCGGACGGCACAGCAGCCGAAGCCAATTGTCGAGCTATGATTTTGACACCAGCAACCGCGGCCGATCAGGACGTGGTTTATTTGCTTGCCGGCGGCGACATCGACGTCGGGGCTACGCTGACCGTGGGAACCACCTATGCCGTTTCGCAAACTGCCGGCGGGATATGCCCGATAGCAGACCTGACGACTAGCGATTATTCGACGATCCTGGGGACAGCGACGGCGACAAACAAGCTTGCGTTTAGGCCGATCGTGAGCGGAGTCGAGAAGCCATAATGGCAAGAGATCAGCGGACTTACGGATTTAGCCTAACTGATGCCGAAAGCTTGGCGGAGCTAATCGGCGGCCGGGCTGCGATCATCGAAGGGCGGCGGACGGGTGGCAGTGGTAGCGGCGGCGGTGCAACGCTCTACCGATTCGAAACGACGGCGGCATACACTTCCGGCACAAGCGTTACCGCGACGATCAAGACGATGGCAGGAACCACGTTTGCCAGCGGCGCGACGCTGAAAGATCCCGAAGCAATCTTCATGGGCATGGCGTCAGGCACAAAAGGCTATTGCATCGCACAAGGCGGCGAATACTTTGCGATTCAGGCCGCATGCAATCCCGAAGAGGGCTATGTCTAATGGCGACGCGATGGTTCGGGCCGAGGCCGCATCTGAGCGCCTTTTTGAGCACGACGCGGCACGGGTCTTGTGGCTGTTGCAAATGCGGCGGGTTTGACAACGGGTCGAACTCATTTAATAACCTTGTCAACACGATCACCGACTACGCGGCATATCGTGATGGCTTGCGGGTCAAGCTTGTGATCAGCGGCATTCAGGACGCTCATTCAATCGAGATCGACGA